AAATTACAATTTTATACATAGGAGGTATAACATTATGACAAGAGAAGAAACATTATATTCTATGAGAATGGTCGATTTAGTGAAAGTCGCCGATAAGCTTAGTATTAAAGTCAACAGAAAGTCAGCTAAATCAGAAGCTATCGAAAAGATCTTAGTTGCAGAAGAAATGAATACGCAGAATGAAAAAGAGCTCGTTAAAGAAGAAATTGAAGCAGTTAAGGTTGAAGAACCTGAATTAGTACCAATGCCTGGAGCAGAAAAACTTACTGAGCTTAAAGATGGATATATCGATCCTACATTATTAGCTAAGCTTACTAAGAAGGAGCAGAAATTAGTTACATCATTATTTAAGAATGAAAAAGGCTATCATGTAACATATGAGTTTAATGGTAAGTCTGATTTCTTTGACAGTAAGAGTATGTATAAGATTGGCTTAAAGCTTAAATATACTTATAAAGGAGAATAATATGCGACCAGATGTTGATACATACTATCTTAATATTGCCAAAGCAGTTGCAGTAAGATCAACATGTTTACGGCGTCAATATGGCGCTGTAATTGTGAAAAATGATGAGATCATTTCAACTGGTTATAATGGTGGTGTCAGAGGCGGAATAAATTGCTCTGATGATGGTATTTGTCCAAGAATAAATCAACCGCATAATTCTGGTGATTATAGTCTTTGTCATGGAGTACATGCAGAACAAAATGCTATTATATCAGCATCACGTAGTGAAATGATTGGCTCCACAATGTATTTATTTGGAGTTGAAAACGAGCAAGGAATTATTGATGTAGAACCATGCCCAATATGCAAACGATTAATGCTTAATGCAGGTATTAGTAAACTCGTTACAGTATCGGGTTCTATACATATACAACAATTTATAAAGGAGGACAAATAATATGTCAGTAGATTTTAGTAAGTTTGATAAGTTAGTTAATCAAAAAGAACTCAAGATGCAGATGGAGGCAGCACCTGAATTTGATGACGTGCCAAAAGGAACATATTTATGTGACATTGATAAGATGGAAGTTAAGTCTACAAAAGCCGGAGACAAGTTAATGCTCGCCGTACAGTTTAGTATTGTAGATACAATTGACGCACCAAAAAAACAGAATAAGCGTAAAATCTTTTTTAATCGAGTTATTTGTGGCAATAAGTCAACTGAGCGTTGGAATGATGGTATTGCCATAAAAGGTGTTATTTCATGGATAGAAAAATTATTAGATGATGGTGACACAATAGAGTTTAAGAATTATTCTCAATTTGCTGAAGAAGTACTTGATATTTATCAGGATATTTGTCCTCAGATAACACTTAAAGTAGAATATGATCCAGACGCATTTAATCCCGTTAGTATTGTAGAAGTATTTGATAAATAAGTAAATATCTCGGTGGCGGAATAGGTAGACGCTAAAAGTTAAGATGGATAGTCGCATGGCGTTGTCAATAAGTTACCATGCGAGGAACTTCAATAGCCATCATGTAAGGTGCAAATCCTTACCTGGGATAGCCTGGGAAGATGACACAAGAGAACTGGGAGTTGCAATCCGTCTTGAACGGTAAACGCAGGGGAGTCATCAAGAATGCGAGTGGTTATCGCATTCTTATTAACCGAAATGAGCGAGAGAAGAGTAAGACCTGTCCATCCCAGGCATCTTCGAAACAGAGACAGGAACAAAGACGAACTCGCCTCCTGCGGTAGGTTATATAGCCCTTTAGCCAAATGGTAAGGCACAAGATTTTGATTCTTGCATGTGCTGGTTCGAATCCAGTAAGGGCTGTTGGAGGTAATAATATGATATTCTATGATTTTGAAGTATTTAAATATGATTGGTTAGTCGTATTTATAGATACTGAATCTAGAGATAAAACCATTATAGTTAATGATAAAGATAAATTAACATTATTTTATAATACTCACGTCAAAGATATTTGGTCTGGTTTTAACGTTAATCATTATGATCAATACATATTAAAAGCAATTATGCTCGGAATGAATCCCAAAATAATTAATGATAAAATAATTGTAGATGGTCTTGATGGTTGGCAGATCTCAAAAGAATTTAATAAAATTCCATTAGTACAATATGATTGCATGACTAGTAGAAGCTATGGTCTAAAAACTTTAGAGGGTTTTCTTGGCTCTAATATTATAGAATCAGATGTTGATTTCAATATAGATCGTAAACTGACTAAAGAAGAAATAGAGCAAACTATAAAATATTGTACTCATGATGTAGAAGAAACAATTAAAGTTTTTATTGAAAGAATAGATACATTTAATGCTATTGTGGGAATAGTTAAAGCCTTTCCAGATATACTTACTATAAACGATCTTAGTTTAACACAAGCTAGAATTACCGCTAAAGTACTAGAGTGTAGATATATGACTCATACTGATGAGTTTGATTTTTTTATTTTACCGTGTGTTCAGCTTAAAAAATATAAATATGTACAAAATTGGTTTGAGTCAATGAGTGGTAATCCTAACAATCTGAATTTTGTAGAATTTTATAAGCAAAATCTCATCACTATTGTTGCAGGAATACCACACACATTTGGTTTTGGTGGTGTGCACGGAGCGCCTGGAATAATTAAAACTAAAAAGAATGGTCAACAAGAGATCAAACCAGTTCCTACGCATCGTAAAGGTGCAATATATCATGTTGATGTTAGTAACTACTATCCATCATTACTTATTGCATGGGGTCTTGTTACACGCGCAGCGACAAATGAAAATTATCCTAAAGTATATAAAATTCGTAAAGAATTAAAATATAAACAGCGTCATGCTAATTCAAGAGAAGAAGCTAAAATGTATCATAAAATGCAAGATCCATATAAAATTATGCTTAATAGCTTATCTGGAGCTATGAAAGATATTGCTAATGCAGCATACGACCCAAGAAATAATAATTGTATGTGTATTAATGGACAATTAATGTTATTAGATCTTATTGAGCATTTAGAAGCGATTAAAGGATTTGATCTTATACAATCAAATACCGATGGTCTTATTATTGAATTACCAGATACAGATGAGGCATTTAATCAATTAGATGATATATGTTATGATTGGGAACAAAGATGTAGCACTGATAAGTGTGAAATCTTATTAGAGACTGATCAAATTGCAGAGATATATCAAAAAGATGTCAACAACTATGTATGGATAGAATTAGATGGTGGTGTAGAACGCAAAGGCGCATATACAAAAGAACTTACAAAGATTGATTATGATTTACCTGTCATTAATAAAGCGTTAGTAGATTATATGTCTAAAAAGATTCCGGTAGAAAAAACTATTGGTGAGTGTGAAGATCTTATTATGTTCCAAAAGCTTGTAAAGTTATCCAATAAATATGAATATGTGGAACATAATAATATTAAGTATGATTATAAGTGCTATAGAGTATTTGCATCCCTTGATTCTAAAGATGGTAAAATCTTGAAATGCAGATCAGGTAATAATCCAGCAAAATTTGGTAATACACCTGATAATTGTTTTATTGAAAATGGTGATATTCACGACATGCCAATACCTGCAAAATTAGATAGACAATATTATATTGATTTAGCTAAAAAACGATTATCAGATTTCGGTATAAAATAAGAAAAAAGCCCACATCATATGGGCTTTTTTAATATTTAATTTTTAGTTAATTTTCTCATGACACCATCATATAATTTCGGCATAATAGCTTTTATTGTAGACATAAGCTCATCCATTATGGATAAAAATTCTTCAGCATCTACTTTTGTTATTGCTTGTCTAAATTCAGAAATATCATTCCCACTAGATCTAGAGTAATATGAATGTAATAATTGTTTTTCCATGACTTCCTCTTCTTGTTTAACTGGGTACATTTTATCTTTAATGATATAAAATGCAGCTAATTTTAGACAAGTATTCACAGTAGGTTTACGCTGACCTTCGCATTCGGCAATGGCCTCCTGCAAATCATGTTCAGTTATCACAGGAGGCCACCTCCTTTACATCTCAGATATAATACTCTGCATCTTTTGTTTAATACGATCATTAGGTGCGTCTTCTATAAGCTCTCTTAACTCCATCATAAATTCATTATTATCACGGCTATATCTACCCATAGCATCACGCTTAGCATAAGAATTACGTCCACGAGCATAAGAACCTCCCATCACACGACTACGTCCACCACGTGTATAAGAACCACCGTCATACATGCTCATATTGCCATCATTAGCATAGCTATATTCATCTTTAGCTTCAATGATTTTATCTATGTTCTTAATCGCATGAGCTAATTTATCGACGACATCAAGACTTCCAACATCGAGCTTGCCTTTTGAACCATATTCTTCAAGTTCTTCGCAAAGCATGTCCTTTAATTCATATAATTTATGCATAATCAACCTCCTTTATGCTATACGAGCCACAGTAAGATTAGCGTTTTGTACTAATATCTGTGGAGGAACGTCAGTAGGGGTAGCTCCTTCGGATACATTTTCTACACTTACATTGAAGCAACACCCTTTAGGAACATTTATTATTGCTGTACTTGTCACATTAAAGAAATTCTCCGTAGTAGGTGGATCTGTGGCAACAGCTGCAGGAGTAACTATAGCTCTACTCGTAAGAATAGGCTCTCCATCTAAAGCAATAGATACAGCAATTGGTCCTGCTGTGCCTGTTGAAGGCACAGCAATATTCCCATTAAACGTAACCTGGTATCTTGCAAAGCAATTAGGAGTGCATCCACGGAGAGTTACAATACCACTTCCATTACGGTGATATACATAGCCTTTATTACAACCAATTGTAGTGTTTAACGTTATAGGCTGATTAGCATTAACAAGTTGAAACTCATTTTTCGTAAACTCTGCCATCACTCTACCTCCTATTAAAATCCACCATTGCATCCACATCCACACCCATTGTTATTGCAGGTGAAGATAGGTGTTCTGCCATATACCGGAGTAGAGGGAACAGGACAATTAGAAAGTCTGTTGTATAACTGATCTACTTCATCGGTGAATCCCTGCTGAATAAATGCATTTTGTGCGATCTGTGATGCAGCAAGATCTTTCATCGCGATTTGCTGACGGAGTGCAGAAATCTCATCATTCTTGGCATCAATCTTATCCTGGCAAAGCTGGTCTTTAATAGACTGAATACCACCATTAATGACATTCAATATTGCCTGAGTGTTCTGAGTATCAGTAGTTCTTGTAGCACATGCTTCTCTTGCAATATCAGAACCTATACCAGCAATACCAAGCCTGTTATCAGCGCTTGCCTGTGCTAACTGTGACTGAACACCAAAGATGGATTGCATATTTGCCATCTGTCTTGCATTAGCTCCCTGCTCAACATTAGCAAAACCATTAGTAAGAGCCATCTGCATATCGCCACAACAATTGCAAAGCTGTGTAGAAAGTCCACTTATACCATCACGAATAGATGTGATTCCATCATTGATCATTGCATCGCGGAAGCCATTATTAGTATTGGTGTTGATGTTCTGCTGTCCATTAAACAGCCAAGGGAACTCATATCCAGCATAACCTCCACCAAAGCCACCGCCGAAGCCGTTACCCCATCCACCACCTGCGAACAAGAGCAGAAGGATTATCCAACCCCAGTCATTACCAAAACCCATACCATTGTTATTTCCCCCACTATAAGCAGGAGCAACAGGCATATAGAATCCATTTCCATTTTCGCCATCTGTAATAGCCATCTCTTTTTTCCTCCTATAATTTTTGTAGGTTTGGGATAGTACTCACTTAATGCACTACCCGTTTTTATATCAAGGCTATGCGCACTCGCCCTAATATTAATGTTTATTAAGAAGCTGTTGTATCATTGGATTATTTCGCATTCCCATTACTTGATTCACTTGATTTTGTGAGATCTGTCCTGTATTAAGTAAATGCTGAATTATATCATTAGGATTATTTACATTTTGTGGAATATTAAATCTTCTTGAAAGAAATTGTATTGGATTATTTTTTAATTGCTGATACATGTTCATAAGATCATTTATATCTCCTGTCATATCAATCGTCACCATCTTTCTCTTTCTTTGATACTATCTTTTTATTGCTTGTAGAGATAGCATTTTTAACCTTCTCTATTTCAGTCCAGATTTCCCCTATTTCACCTTTTAAGCCATCTATTGATATATTTATATTCTCAACATCAAAACTTTCATTCTCGGGCATTCTGGAAGGCTTCTGAGGTACATCTTCCTCTACTAATCTGAAGCGCTTTATATGTGGCGCTTCAAGCTGTGAAAATCCCATTGATTTTTCCATTACAATAGGTTGACCTTCAATCTTAAACGTAACGCAATTTCCTGGCGCTACAGGATAATTAATAACTTCATTTTCTGAACGCGCTACTACAAAACCACCATTCTGTATTTGTTGATTTGATGCAGGAGCTTGTTGCACCGCTTGTGTTGGTGCAACATTCATTTGCATAGGATAAGGATTAGATTGATAATACTGTGGAAAATAACTATTATATGCCATTGTCATGTCTCCTTTCTATACCACATAAATTGTGGAATTTCTTGTGAGCTATCCCAACTGTCATATAAATCTCCATCAACAACTGTAGCCACATGACCACCAAAACCTAATACATAAGTTCCTTTAGGATAATCTTGACAAAAATCTTCCGCTGTATAACAATCTGGACAACTATTAGGAATATTTAATCTGTAAAATCCATTTCGACGTAAGACAGCACCCCATACACTATCACTGCTTGGCATATCTCCCATAGCATAACCATTATTAACGATCATAATGTATGCGGTTTCCCAATCAACATTTAATGCTTTAGCAATTGCTCTTACTGCACAATCACCCACACTTCTTCCTGTTGGATTAGGATTGTATTCTATCCACACGTTGAATCTCCTTTTCTATACTTCGTATAAATAAGTCAAGTTCTATTAGTGAAAACTCTTTTATGAAGTCATAACATGTAACATATGCATCAGTTGGAGAATAGCCACATAATATTAATCTTTGAATATATTTCAACATATAATAATCTCCTATAATAAAATTACAACATAAAAAAGCCTCTTAGTAAATAAAACTAAGAGGCAATATAGAGGTAATATAAGTGCAATTTATGGAAGTATTTTCTTTTCGTGTTTATAAATAATATTCTTGATTTGTCCTACTGATAGATCAAATTCTTCAGCCAATGGTTCTAGATAAACACCATCAATATATCGACGTTTTAGAATTTTTCTGTCGCGTTCTGAATGAATTAGATCATCTATTCGATCAGATATTTCAGTGTTCGTATATTCTTTCATTAACGCCACCTACCGACATTCTTTTTTCTTCCAGTCCCATGACACGATGGACATACGTGATAGCCTGAGTTACCACCTACTTTACGTTTATGTTTTTTAGTAGTTACTGTCTGTCTGATTTTCGCCATTTATATGTACTCCATCATTTATAATCGCACTACCACCATCACTTGAATCTAATTCTTGAGTAACAGTCGTAGTTGCATCTTCAAATTGACTTTCATAATAGATCCATGCGACATTTGAAACAAATAATAATGTTATTAGAATCATGCACATAATTACGAGCCTTTTATTGATTCGTTCCATGCGTGCCATATTTGCTTCATACGCTATAAAAGGTATATTTTCCATATAATTTACCTCAATTTTTCTCTTGTTTTTGGTCCACATATTCCATCTACAGTTAGTTCATTTCTTTCTTGAAAATCCCTTAATGCAAGAATAGTTAATTCACCTGCTATTCCATCGACGATTAAATGATAACCATGAGTATTTAAGGCATATTGCAACCAGCGTACATTATTACCACGGCTGTTAAATTTCACGTTGATAAGTGGCTCTCTGTACGGATTTCCCGTTTTGGGCTGAAGATCTGGATGACCGTATAATACTTCATCGTCCCATTCCATAAGCTTATACTTTTGAATGACATTTTGTAAGCTTTGTGTATATGTTAGACTTGTTGCATATCCATCTTGCTGAACATAAATAGTTGCTTTTATCCAGTCCGTACACCCTCGGAGGTTTTTGTACCGATCAGACCGATTAAACAAGCCCGAATGGTCTGCTATGCTCTCTTGCCATGAGGGATATTTGCGGAAGTCTGCATATACTCTAAAGGGTTTACCACCGTAGTATTCAGTAGTTTCCATCTTGATTGACTCACCCTTATAAGAGCCTTTTATACCGAATAGGTTATTTGCCTTTACCGCAAGCCCGCTATTGCCTTTGTTACTCTCTAATAGAGCCTGTGAAGCGGTCAAGGAACATAATATCCCGCTTGTTTTCATATCCTCGATAACATAAGGTTTTATAGCCGCTAAAAAGGTTTCTGCCGTATATGCCATAATCAGCCCTCTTCCTTTGCGGGTTCTCCCGCCTTTTCCGTCTGTTCCTTAAGTAGTTTCACAAGGGGAAGAAGGAAGGGAGGTATTTTGATACCTATGTCTATCATGTTTTCTAAAATGGATATAAGCTCGTTGCAGATTATCCATACTGCAACAATACAAGCAATCAGGAAGTGAACAGGGGGCTTTATGCCGACTGTATCAGCGGCATACTTTATGAGCGTGTCCATGATAGCCCCTACGACCACCAACAGCCACAAACAGACCTTTTTGATTATCCCCCGTAGTCCGATATAGCTTGATACCTTTTCGCCCCTATATACGGACGCTATAAGCCCTGTTATATAGTCTATGACGTTGCATAAGACCATTAACAGGACGGGGATATACAGTATCCCTAATATAGACGAAAGAAACGCCCCTACTGCTGTTAAACCTATCTTTATACTTGTGAGTTTATTATCCATGATTTTTCCTTTTTTCCCCTTATTCCCACACCTTTAGGCTCACGACTCCCGTGATTTAATTAAAACCAAATTGCATACGTTATGATTGTTGTTCCCGCCGTGAATGTTGTTCCTGACGGGGGGTATATTAGCCAACTGTCACCACTTACCAATGGTGTTATCACGCTCCGCAATTCCCATGTTGTGTTGTTCATCGCAAACGGAGCAAAAGCCACTTGCCATATATTCTTCCCTCCCGGAACTGTCGGAGTGCAACCGAAATATCCGTTTGTTGAATTCCATGTGAACGTGACCTCTGTTTTAACTATTTCTCTGCTTTTCGGTATGTAACTTGTAGCCATTTACCTTTATAGGCACT